ACCAAGATTTTCCCAATCCTTATTTACCCAGCCATCTATGTGGTTCCCATCGATTAATACCAAATCAAACTTTTCACCAGCAATATCATCGCTTGTGCATGATTTAAATTGCATCCATTCATTTTCGTCAAGATAAGAACGAATTTCTGGATTCAAATAATTAGTCGGGTCAATTCCTACACATTTAATGTCTGGGTTGAACTTTCTAAGATACTCTGAAACAAAGACAAAATTGCCTCCCTGAAAAATTCCTATCTCGCAATAAGAATTTATTTTCTTTGAAGACAAATAGATTAGTGCTTGAGCAAGCTGTTTAGGAATTTGATATATTCCAGCCATTTCAGTGGAAGGATTTTTCCACGTTTCGTCAAGTCCAAATACAGGAGGTCCCCACTGAACAAGACCGAATGACCGAATTAGATTAATCACTACATCTTCATTCCTAAGTGAATTCTCATCGAGCAATTTAATTAAGTTAGTTACCGATATAATATTTTTATTCTTCATACTGCTACCTCCTCAACAGGAAATTTATCTTGCCACTTATCATTCAAATATTTTTTATTCCTTTCGCAGACATTTCTATAATTGAGCATTCCTTGCTCTTGCATCCATTGAAAGGTTTGACTCCCATGGTGGTGAATATATACATCGCAGCAGACTCCCACCTTATGTCCATTTAATTTAGCCTTGAGACAGAAGTCTATTTCTTCTCCTGAACATGGCCAAAGGGACTCGTCAAATCTATCAAGATTATAGAATAAGGATTTTTTAAACATCATGCAAAAACCAATTATATAATCTGTTTCATGAGTTTTGCCAATGCACAAAGAAGTCCATTCTGTGGCAACCTTGTCAAGTTCATCTTCATTGTTATATACAGGAGTAAGAACTCTTTGAATACCAGAGCAATAATTTGTAAGTGGCCCAACTACATCGAATGTATTTAACCCATTTAACAATCGCTCACTCCAATATGGAGTAACAATGCAATCATTGTTTAGTAAAACAATAATATCTCCACTTGCAACATCTACTCCTTGATTTATTGCTTTTGGGAACCCTTTATTCTCTTCGTTTCTAATTAATGTCAATTTTACGTCTGCAAGATGTTCTGCATCATACACCGGAGCTGAGTTATTGTCAACTATGATTATTTCATAATCTTTTGTGTGCTTCCTTATAGAGTCTATGCACTCATTAAGAAGTTCGTTCTGGTTGTATGTTGGTATGATTATACTAATCATTTATAATCCCTTCTGCCTTTTGTCCATTCTTGTACATCTTCATGAAAAGCTTATGTGCTGACTCATTAACTGAAAATGTAGTAAGATGTGCTGTCTTTACTGATGTATCTGTAAATATTTTNTATCCTGCTTCTTTTAATTTTAAGCAGAATCCAATGTCTTCTCCAACAGAACCACTTCCTTCTTTGTCTGGATTTTCTTTGAACTCAAACCAAGGAGGACTTATTTTTCTAAATACTTCACAGTTATACATGATGCAACCTGTACCAGTAGCATCAATTTCAACAAGTTCATTGTCTTCCCAAGATTCTATTCTCTCCCAGTTATTCAATGTTCCCTTATACATCAAAGCATCAAATGGAGGATACCTTTTCCAAATCATTCCACTTACTACAGGAAGATTGTGAGAATACAACTTTTGAATTGTATCGTTTGGATAAAGCATATCTGCATCGAGCATCAGCAAATGGCTACAATTAGCGTCTAATGCCTTCTTAACAAGCTGATTTCTCAACCCATCTATATACCCATTGTTAGCTCTAATATAAACAAAAGGCACGTTTGGAACAGCTTCTAATAACATTAAGCTGTCCATCACAGCAGTGTGAACCATTGGAAAATTACAGGGTATCCCAAGACCTATCTTTGCATTACTTATTCTCATGTTCTAATTTTCTCCAGTCTTATTCTAAAATCAACAGTGCCATACCAGATTTTGTCCTCTCCTCTATTTGCTCCACGAGTTACTTCTTTGTGCATAAACATAAATGTCCAGTCACTGACTGACAAGGTACAACCATCAAACAATGTATCTAAATCTTCAAACATTTTTCCTATCTCTGAGCTTGAAGAATCAGCACTAAATAAAGAAAATTAGATTAAAGATATTCTTCGTGCTTGTGAGTAAAATTAACATCTGGGGTACCAGAAATGTCCTGAAATACAATATATGGAAATGCTGTACCCTGAGGTGACCCAGGTATTACGCAATCTTCCACCCACATCTGTATATATCGCAGGATAGGCATCGCCTACTTTTGTAGTAAACTTCGTTTTTATTCCAGCATCAATAGCTCTCATTATCCTCTAAGCCTTCTTAGTTTTTTCTCTATAGTTTTTCAAGCACTGGTCTTAAAAATGGTCTTGGACTCATTTTAGAAGTCCCCAATTCAAGATATTCTCCGTACACCACGTTGGTGCCAACAACAACTATAAATTCGTTTGCTTTAGGACTTGGTTCTCCTACCCCATCATCCGGCTCGCTATTAGGGGCAGGATTTTCAATTGGTGCTCTCGACAAAGAAGAAAGTCCTCCACTTAATCCATCTGCCCAATTCATAGTAATGCTTGCTCTTAATCTTCCACTGTCAACAGCAGGCACACCGCCAGGAGGAGATGGATAATGGTATTTCTTGTTCTTACCTTGTTGCCTTAGACTTCCTTTGACAACTTGCCTCGTATCGATTCTGCTATATTCTCCATAGCCTTTCATGCTTTTTTTAATGTCTCGTACCATCGCCCAGCCAATTGCCATAAGGCGATTCTTAATCGTATCTTCAACATTTCTTCTGAAATTATTTGTATTCAAATTAATATTACTCATCACACATTCTCGTCAAGATAAAATTTCATAAATCTATTCTGTGCAAGAGGATTTTCTATAAACAGAACTTCAAATATTCTTTGGTCATATCTCAATCTGTATTTCTCATCTATAGAAATTCCTATTTGCCAATCGCAAAAGAAAACATGAGAGCTATACACTTCAACTTTATTGTGAACAACTCTTTCCCTTCCACTACTTAAAGAAAGAACGCCAGTGATATATCTGACAGATTCCCAAGTCTCAGTATAAGTAGCATATACGTCTTCAACTTGAGTATATTTTTCAAGAATGACTTTGACTTTTGGGCCAACCATCACGCCCTCCAGATTTGATTTTTAGATGAAAGATTTATGGCTTTCTCCTTTTGTATCTTTATTTCTTTAACTCTTAAACCTTTAGTTCTTTAAATCCATTAAGCCTATATTACATAAATATAGTTTGCGGTAATAATTGAATTAAACATTTACTTTTCGATAACTTTTCAAGGTTCTCAATGCTTGAACAGGAATTCCTTCTGGGTCAAATGATACAGAAATGCCCCCAAGCGAATAGCTGTTCGCTCCTAAAGATTCTTCTTGGTGCCTTTGATATATATGCTTCACGATTAATTTAACTGCCATTTTAACATCAGGAGGCATATTTGCAGAAGAATATCCAGCAGTATAATCTACATATATATTTCTGTTCCCTTTTGGCCAACAATTTTCATTGTACAAATATCCTTCGTTGAAATAAGGAACAAATGAAGCCATTGGTGTATTTGGGATATATAAATATGCATCTTCATCATCAATGCAATTTAATCCATAGACATCTCTCAATTCAGTAGATTTATAATTAGAATAAGTGCTATCTTGCAATGTTGCTGACCAACCGCTTATTAAATTAATAGCAGCAACGACAGCACTAAGAGTTGTATATGCGGCAAATGTTACTGTTGAATCTGATGTTCCATCCTTTGTCAATACGATGCCAGTAGAGTTTACTGAAACAGTTGCAGTTGTATATTCGTTCGTATTGTGTACTGCAATTATATTTAATTTTCCATAAGACACTCTTGATACATCGGTGACTGGATATTGCTTGAGAAACAAGGTGTCGCTATCGTCTCCATCATATCTTTCTGTATATGAAGTGCTTTCAAATGTTCTATTGCAAAATGTACTAATCCACTTTTCTACTTCTGTATGAAGATTGGTGATTATTTCTGTTGGGTCTCCACATTCTATATCGCTCACAAGTGAAGTAGCTGCAGAATGAGCTTGATTAAATCCTACAAGCAACCCAGCATCACTTCCTGTATGGGTGTATGTCAATGTATGTGCTCCACCAGCAGTAAAAGTAAATTTTCTTGTCGTTGAACTCCAAGTAACTGTTCCGCTCATAGTCAACGTGGAATTCATTGCTGTCTGGATAGCTGCTGCAAGAGTTGTCCCATTATACGTCCCATCGGGAATATCTACAGCAGTGGAAACTCCAGTGTCGTATGTCAGCATCAATACATCGTTGCCAGCATTTACTGTCCAATATTCATTTTCTACTCCGCAAAAGCTCATAACATTTTCTAACGTCTCAATCACAATAAACCTCCCCTAAACTATACTCAAATGTTATCGTAGAATCGCCTACGATTGTCGTAGCATTAAAAATATTCCTTATTAATAAGTTTATATATAGTTTTTTATTTTTCATTGGCATTCACTTGAATACTTAATAAGCCCATTTCTTATCTTCCCACATTTTATAAGGGAGTGAATTTTTATAGACTCTATCTGGATAGGTATAATTTACTTCACAGAAAGAAATGTATCTATTATTAACTGTCACACCACCTCTTAAACAAAACAATCTAATGTCTTCTCTTTTACAAAACACGCTTTTGCCTGCTTCAAATTCTCTTATTAGCCACACACCGCCATTGTAAATCTGAAACATATCCCCAATTCTAAACCCGCATTTATCAACAAACCTTTTAGGATAGATATAAGTGCTTCTAAATTTCATTCTTTCAATCTGCATTCTCTTCTTTAATTTTGTAGAGAAGTAAGCGAATGCCCGTATTGCCTGTTTTGCATTATTGGGATTGAAATTAGGGATTAGCTCTTTTTCTATTTCTGCATTAATACCTGTAGACCTTGTAAATTGGAAAAGACCTTCGCCTCCATCAAAAGACCTTATATCCGCTCTACAAAAAGATTCTGTCTTGGCAACTCCAATGGCATACCAATAAGGAAAATCTGAACCCCAATAATAAGTCATTTGCTTTCTTGCTTCCTGAGTGTATTGCTGGCATCTGTCTACAGCTTGAGATATTGCAGGAAACAATAAAATCAATATAATTAAAATCCTAATCAACTTACCCACCTATAGCAAAACAGTAAATCATTACCACATAAATTGCAATTACAAGAACATTATTCGACCACTCACTTTCACTTGAGAAGTGAATATAAGGGAAAGCAAGTTTTCTAATAATATGAGCATTGATAAACCCAAGATTAACCAGAGCAGCCTTATATAAAACTAATTCAAGACCTCTTGGGGTGTCTTCAATATTTCTTAACCAAAGAAGGGACAATGCTGTTAATAAAACAAACAAAATGGGAGCCCAAATTCTTTTGAAATTAAACCACATACTTGCCTCCTTTTATCTTACTGCTGCACCAGCAGCTATTCCTACTCCCATATACAATATGGATTTAAGAAAGTCTGCAAATGGGTTTGGCTTTGCATCTTTTAATAATTCCTTATAAGAGTCTTGAACAAATTTTATATGAGTTCTATAGTCCTCCATTGCCTTTTCTGCGCTCGCAATTTGTTGGTTTTGTAGAACAATAATACTCTTATAAAGCTCCTCTTTTTGTTGAAATAACACTACCATTTCAGCATAATCACCAACTTGACTTTTTAACTGTTCCAATTGGTTAGTCACATTGTCTAATTGCTGAACTTTTACTCTGCATTGCTCAAGCTCAACTACCATCTTAGCAGCAGAGGCTGCTTCAACTGGGACACAATCTTGGGCATAAGAAAAACTTACCAATAAAAGAAGTATAATAATACTACTTACAAATTTCATACCCTAACTCCTTTAATCTTTTCCTTATTTCCTCATTAGAAGTTGGCAGTGCAATAGAATCAATTAGTCTTTGCAGTCTGTTATTTTCAGTTTGAAGCAATGTGACTTTTACTTCAGATTCTTTTATCCTTTTTTCTTTCGTCCTAATCAACGCATCTTTTTTATTTATCTCCAATTGCTTATTATAAATCTGTTCTTGAAGAACCTTCTTTTGTTCATCATAAGTCTTAGTAATTTCTGCTGTTCTTGTTTCTACAGCAGCATCAATGAACTTTTGGTAATGTGATAAAATTGAAGCTTTACTGATGTAAGCGCCAACACCAATAAAAACAACGATACTACATATAATCAATACCCAGTAAAATCTTGAGGTCATAATTTCTCCCTTTAGCACTCTCTGGTGTCTGTTATATATGGGTACATCGGATACCAAGGTACAACTGGGTATTGAGGATAAGCTGGATATTCAGGATAAGGGTTTTTAACAGGTGCTACTACGCAATCACAGCTTTCCTTCCAAGGTGCATTTACTTTACCACATCTGGGGCATACCCAACCTTCATTCATATCTCCTCCTTATCTTGTGTTATGGTCATTTTGTTATTCCTCTTAACATAAAGTACAGGAAAAACTGGGATGCTGTGACTATCCCAACAGCAATATAAATATATTTATAAATATCTTTCACTGTTATATCGTAAAAATTCATTTTAATATCGTAGGATTCCTTTCTAACAAACTGGTCTCTGTCTCTTGCATAAGCTTCTCTTATGTGATTCAAGGCTTCGAGTCTTGTATCAACTATCTCTTTCGCCACAATTATGGCCTTATCATGTTCGGCTCTGGTTACATCTAATATAGTTTCAATTCTCGTCAGCCGTTCAATTATTTCCTTTTCAGAGATACATTTATCGTCAGACATCAGTTCTCCTTATATTAGATTAGACAGCCATCCATACTATGAGTTCCGGCAGGGTTAAGGCCACCACAGCAATCCCCACTGGAAGGGCATTCCCCCTGTATGGCAGGGCGAGTGGTTAATCTCACTTTCTCTCTCATGGCTGTCTAATTCACTTTCATCAGTGTCATATCCCTCATACTCAAGTTCCTCAAGCACTTCTAAGCCTTCAAGATAGAGGTCTTTGTTTTTCATAATGGTCTTTTTTCTCCTTCTTTTTCATCTCTGCACAATGGTTTGTATCCTTCAAAGTAGTGCAAATCAGGTCGTGCCACCGCCAACAGAACTCAATTATGAAGTCTGTTCTCGTCTCTGGGCTTGAAGATAAGAATGTTTTCAGGATTATGTTCACCATCACTTCTCCCTTATCAACTTTCATCTGCTTTATGATAAGTATTCTGTTTGTTTATCCATTTTACGGTGTTTATAAGCACTTGTTTAAGCTCATCTGAATACCCGAATCTGCTTTGGTTAATATTGATACTCTTAAAAATATCTCCATCGGCATGTCTTAATGCTCCGGCCTTCCAATCACATAGCATTTCAATCAAATCAATCAAAGTCATGCAGGACAATAAAGTTCTTTTGCCATCTTCCCAATATGCAAAATCGTCTGCTACTGTTAATGAGAAAAACTCTGGATGATGTCTGTTATTAGAATAATGGTGGTCAAGCGCAACCTGCATTTCTTTTAGATATTGATTATATAACTCACTACCATATGTAACATCTCTAAGTTTTGGAGTGTATTCTTCAAATATAGCAGCTTCTGGTTCTTGCATCTTGCTTTGGTCGTGTTGTTCCTGCCGATATAGTAGTTCTTTTATTACAGTGTTGAGATAGTTTCTAACAGTTTCAATATGCCTCATTGTTTTAAATTTCATCTGCACAGTCATCTCCTTAAGGTCAGTATATCGTCATGGTGCTGTTTTCTTATATTATTCACAGCTTCCCATACATCAGTATTCATCCTAACACAGTCAGAGTTTTCTCTTTTACTGTCAAGCCTTGAGTCTATATTCTCGACAGTCTGTTTGACAGTGCAAAGAGTGGTAGCAAACCTGTCTCTCCACGCATGGAGTTCATCAGCAATGAGCCTTTGGTTTTCTTCTTCAAGTTTCTTATAAGCACTATCCCTTTCTTCTTTCTTCTTCTCCATTTGTTTGAGGTAATACCCCAACAAGAATACGCTAAGAGGCACAATCATCGTAGTCCAAAATAGATTCCAAGTCAAAACAGGCTCCTGCATATTTTATATACCTCCATTATCTTCATTCGTCCTTACAGCACCGCCCATATTGTACCTGGTCTTCGTGCCGTTCAGTTTTATGCTGTTCATCCGCCATCAAACGCTACCTCCATTTTTTAATATTTGTCTCTGCTCTTTATACTCCTTTAATTTATTGTGCATCTTCTTTGCCATTGTCATCGCCAACCTGCACTTCATCTTTATAACTTCATCATCAGTCAAAATAAATATCTCTCTTAACTTTTCACAGATTGTATTGTGTCCGTGATATCGCCTTTTCTTCATAATGGCAATAGAAGTTGGTTCTACCTTTTCATACATTGTATTCACTCCTGAACCAATCTATGTATTTGTCAAGTCCTTCTTCTATTCCAACCTTAGCACTATAATGCAATTGAGAATGAGATTTATTTATATCTGCACAAGTATGGTCAACTTCTCCAAGTTGCATAGTACTATATTTCACCTGAGCTTCCTTACCAAGTTTCGTCTCAATCATTGTAATTAACTGTTTCAAAGTTACTGGCTTGCCCCCACCAGTGTTAAATATTTCATATCCATGTATGCCAATTGCTTTTACAAACCCTTCTACAGCATCACTTACATAGGTATAATCTCTGCTATTGCTTCCATCTCCAAATATCGTTATTGTTTCTCCTTCATTTATCTGTCTTGTAAATAAAGAAATAGCCATTTCTTTTCTTTGCCTTGGCCCATAGACAGTAAAAGGTCTAATACAAACGACATCAAGTCCATGCAACTTGTGGTAGACAAAGCAAGCATTTTCTCCTGCTTTCTTTGTAGCGGCATATGGTGAAAGCTGATTATCTGCTTTATCGTCTTCATTATATGGGAACTTAGAATTGCAACCATACACAGATGAAGACGAGGCAAAAATCAATTGAGGAACCTTAAATTTAACGCAAGCTTGGAGTATATGAATCGTTCCAATAACATTTACCTTGTAGTGCAGAACTGGGTTTTGTACAGAAGGTCTTACTCCAGTCTGTGCCGCAAGATGAAACACCACATCTATATCTTCTTGAGAAAAGACTTCTTCTACAAATTCTTTTTTTCTTACATCGACATCAACCAATCTATAATTGCTATGGTCTTTAATAGATTTTATGTTTCTAAGCTTAAATTCTTGATTCGTAGACTCATTGAAGTTGTCTATGCAGATTACCCTTTCTCCACGATTTAAGAGTCTCTCTGTTAAATGAGAACCAATAAATCCAGCACCGCCTGTCACAAGTATAGACATCAATTCTCCTCTCTTAAAGCGTCTACAGAAAATCCTTTCCATCCATTAATTAAAGAAATATGCGATTCTTTCCAGTTGTGACAATTTTTCTGGCTTCTAAATTCACTCGTGTTCCATCTTGAACTGGTTAAATTCTTATCGTGTCTTATGTCAAGATTAGGATATGCACTAAGCCAAGCTTCTGATTTATAGTCATCAACTCTTTCTGGTCTATTGTGGCTTCCCGGTTCATACCCCATGCGCCTTGTAAACCCTTCTTTCTCTACTCTTCTAATCCTTTCTTCATAGTGAGAAATAAGCAAATCTCTATGCGCACATAATTGGCTTGTTTTTTACAATCCCACCTTACGGCAAAGCCATCTCCAATTCTTATCTGCCATACATTCTGATTGTAGTAATATATATCTCTTCTTAATGGGACAAATTCAAAATGCGATAGGTGATATATAACATCATGTTCAATAAAAAATATTATATCTGCATCAATTTTTTCTAAGCCAGCAAGTATTTGCTTGAACATAGTAAGTGTTCCACGCTCTAAATCCAAGACAATGTTTTACTCCAAACTCAATAGGCTTCAACGATACAGACACAAGCTTGTGGCCATTTCTCAATCTTTCTATATTGCTCTGAACTGCACGAAGGTATATTTTCCTTGCATGTATTGTCTGTATAATACACCATCCCTTTATTTATAAATTCGCATGGTTGACTTGATACAGGATTTTGGGAAAGAAGGTGAAATTTCACACGAAGCAAAATCAGCCTTTTTCAATTCTGCAAGTTGTTCTTCTAGTCCATCCCGGAACTGGCCAGAACTTTTCTACGAGCCACGACAAAGGTTTTTTCTTGAACGAGGCCAACTTTATTATTGAAAAACACTCTCTCTTAGCTTTCTTCTTAGCATGGGAAGTACTGACTTGCCCGAGATTGGATAAGGGAAGCCAAAGTCCCCACCTTTAGTTCTAAACATGTGAGCATACCAAGTATTATGATTAACAATGACTCTTCCACCGCTGAGCCAAGTCTTTACGGCAACCTCTATTCCTTGAGAACCCCAACTTCCAAATTCTTCATCGCATATATTCAGCTCCCAGTATTTATCTTTTGTAAGCATAAAGCAAGAACCCTGTAAGGACATCGTTTCTGTCAACATCCCCTTGCCTTCTGGTCTTTGTTTAAATTCTTTGAAGTATTGGAAGTGAGGTTCTGGGTCAAAACAATATGACGTACTTTCTGGATTTCTTTTTTCTTTCCATACAATAGCTCTTTCAAAGTCTAAAACATTGTCGCATTTAGGACAGCTCGTTGGAGTTATTCCTTGATATTCTCTATTGCCACATTTCTTGCAAAACCAATCAAACGCATGAAGATTATACATTATTGGAACCATTGTCCAATTGTCTTGCATTTCCTTCATCATCTTAACATCAAACCCTTCATCAAAGGAACAATGAGCATCGCACTTCATAATATATTTAGCTTTAGACAATTTCACAGCGACATTCGTTGCAGCACGTTGACCAATTGATTCGCCAAAGTGAACTATTGTCAATCTTGTGTCGTCAACAAGTCTATCCTCTGGCCAGTATCCATCAAGGACAACAATTACTTCTGTCTCTCCTCTGACATTAGCAATTATGTTTTCAACTGTCTGCTTAATAAACATTTCATTTCTCGCTGGAATCACAATACTTAACTGCATTTCTCGCTCTCCATATATTTAGTAACTAAGTCAACTATTTTATCTACGTCATTATCTGTAAGCCACCATCCTACTGGTATGCAAACATGATACGCATCAAAATAGTCAACTCCAGACAAGTAGCAACTGCTCTCTTTAAATATCGTCTTGGTGTCATTCCTGTCGTGCACCCTTGAACATTCTATTTCATAGTCTTTCATAAAAGCTATAAATCTGTTTACGTCTTTAACAAAAATTGTATATAGCCAATAGCCAGACTGCCTTGTGCTATCTGTTAATACTTTAAACTCCTTGTTGTATATATCAGCATGCGCTTTTGTTTTTGCAAGTCTATCTCTTAATCCAACAATATTAGCCAAACCAATAGAAGCCATAATGTCATTTAGTTGCCACTTATATCCTGCAACTGGAGGGTCTTGATTGCATCTCATATCCGCACCTTTTGCTCTGTCAAGACCAAACCACCTCATCATTTTAGCAGTTTCTATTTTATCTTTAACATTTATTGCTATTGCTCCTCCATCAGAAGTGGTTAGGTGCTTAATTGCCTGAAAAGAAAAGCAGACATAGTCGGATTGATTTCCTATAGAAACTCCTTTATATGACGAGCCTATTGCTTGACAAGCATCTTCAATTAAAGGTACATTATATCCTTTTGATATTTCTTTAAGCTCTGCCAGCTTACATGGAGTCCCACCCCAATCCATACAGACAATGGCTTTAGCGTCGCTTCTAAACATTTTTGCTTCAACGTCTTCTGGGTCAATTGTTCCGTCTGGAAGTACATCTGCCCAAATAGGCGTTGCTCCAACTTCCAATATTGCTGTATTCGTAGCAAGACAAGTTATAGGAGTAGAAATAACCTTGTCCCCAAAGCCAATCCCCGCAAGCCTCAATGCCATAACAATAGCAGATGTTCCCGAATTGACTACAGCAACATTTGGGTTCTGTATAAAGTCAGCAAAGACTTTTTCAAACATTGCAGACCTTATTCCTTCTCCAATATAGCCTGAATGCAATACTGAAGACAGATATTCTTCAACATTCTCTGCCATATAGACTTTAAATAAAGGAATCAACTTCTCTCCTTCAACACTTCGTATTTTTTAGCAACATTTGCTATATGATAACTCTCTGAATGCTTTTTCACATATTTAGAATAATAAGTATACAAAGAAGGACTGAATTTCATTCTCAAAGCAGATGTAACTATTTCACTCTTATCTCTTATTGGAAGAAAGTAGCTGTCGAACTCTGCTACGAAATTGTCTTCTGGAAAAGCTATTGTTGGTATACCAAACGAACCTGCATTGGCTAATTTCAATGGGTTGTGCAATTGAGCATGAGTACCAGTAACATTTGGTCTCCAACACAATTGAATGTCTATTCCTTTATAGAAGTCAACTACATCTTCTCTTGACTTGTAATCTCCTTTAAATACAAATTCCATTTCTTTATTTCCAAACATTTCTGCTGCTATGTCTAAATCTATGTCAAATCCTTTTCTATTTCCTATAACACCAACGACATTCACAAACTCTCTTTTTCTGCTTAACTTTTCAATGTTGCAGTGATGCTCAGGAATAAAGACTATATCGTCTCTTTTCAGCTTATAAGAAAGGTATTTATAACCTGTTAAAGATGTTGTAATTATGCCAATCTCTGAGTGGCTTTCAATCCAAGGTACAAGTCCATCCCCATCTACAATATTTACATAAGAGTTCTTTGGGAATATTTCTGGAGGTTGCTGTTTAACATATATGCAAATGTCGTCTTCATAACCACTTTCAGGATTCAATTTAGCATTCAAATATTCACCTATTTGCTTACCATCAATTAAACCTGCCCCAGATTCTTTAAAGAAAAAAGATATATTTTTCATCTCTCTACCCAATGTTTCACCATAAAATAGTTAGGCTCAAGTTCTCTTGTTATATACCAATATTTCACGTCATGAGATAACGTGTAAGCGTCCACAGCTCTAACAACTCCAGTTTCAAACATATTACAATAGCCTCTTCCAGAAATGATGCCATGCCTTCGCACCTTTCTTCCCCACTTTATTATATCGATAATCGTTGAGTTAAAATCCCTCTTTGCATCTATATATACAAAATCAAGAGATTCATTTTCAAACATTTCAGAAGCATCTATGCTGTCCTTTCTTATTAATTCAGCATTGTATTGTTCTAACCTGATTTTTGCATCTTCGTAGTGGTCGCTTCCTCTTCTTCCAATCCACGAATCAATGCAATAAAGTTTCAGATTAGGATTTTTCTGACAAAGAACTTCAGCATATCTTCCTCTGTCCACTCCTATCTCTGCACCAACAGCGAACTCAAAGTCGTGAAATAGCTCTGCAAGTAATTCTCTTGTCTGCTCTTTTTTCAGTAGTCCATAACGAGAGCTTTGCTGCCAACAAAGAATTGGAGAGCTAACGACTGCTCTTACATCGAATTTTTCTCTAATCAAAGAATGCATATCCATATTTATTCCTTTACCCAGAACCAAGAATGTTCTTTTTCTCTTGTAATATACCAAGCCTTTATATTGTTTGCTCTGGTATATGAATCAACTGCCTGAACTACTCCTCCCTGATAAAAATGATAGTAGTCATGCCCACTGACAATACCACCTTTCTTTACTTTTTCATTCCAGAAAATTATATCTTCCATGACATAGTCAAACCCGTGATGTCCGTCTATATACACGAAGTCAAGAGAACCGTCTTTTATCTGCTTGACGGCTTCCATACTTGGTTCTCTTATTAAAGTGGCATTAAATGGAGCAAGTCTCCTCTTTGCTGATTGATAATAAGATTCTTGTACTTCGTCAGTTACCTTTAAATATGCACCCCATAGGTCTACGCAGTACAATTTCAGATTAGGTATCTTTTGAAACATAACATAAGAATTCAATCCTCTTCTGACTCCTATCTCTGCACCAACAGTAAATCCTACTTCGCCGAATAAAGCAATTAGGTCTTCTCTTGTGCTGTTCCACCAGCCTTCATATGGCAGGTTGTCTCCTGAATGAACGTGAAACTTCTTTTCAATTGCCTTTGTTATATTCATCCTTTCCTCAACAGATGTTCGTCTTTGTGCTTCCAGTTTTCTGACCACCTTGGGTCTTGCCAATCCTCTGGCCATCCTTCCAGTGGACTGAACTTGTCTATCAACCACTTTAAAGGTCTTGTTTGCTTTGGCCAACGATTGTTCATCCAATAGTCTAGTATTGTATATTTCTAGATTCAACTTTAGCTCGTCTTAGAAAGGTGGAAGTCTCTCTTGTAAGTTTTCCCTTTGTGCAAATGAGCATACCTAAACATTTTTATTTATGTACAACTCTTCCACCACCCAACCAAGTCTTGAAATCAAGCTCTATTGCTTCGTCAAACATAATATAATGATTTTCTTCGTCTAAGCCTTCAATAAATTCCCAATGGCTTTTGTGCATAAAATAGCAACTGCCTTGAAATATCATTATGTCGTCTATTTTATGTTCTGCCCTTTCTCGTTCTTTGTGCCAATAACTACCAGTGAGTCCTTTTTCTCCAAACCATTTACTGCCATGAAATCCTGTTCCATATACAGCATGAGTATCATATGGGAATGTTAGATAGAGATATTCAATTGGCCCTCTTGTTCTTTCCCAAGCTATCGGGTCAAGGCTATATCTTGTAGGAATTACAATCCAGTCTTTTTCGCAATCGTTTTTTAAGTGCAACATCCCAACCTTCAGAGAATGCACAATGGTCATCACACTTCATAATGTATTTACCTTGTGCGATTTTAACTCCCCTGTTTATGGAATCTCTCATTCCCACAGCTTTGCCTTTTCTTACAATCACTAAATTTGGGTACTCACTTAATGGAGGTTCTGGCCAGTAGCCATCAAGCATAACAATTACTTCTATGCTTTCTTTAGCATTCTTCATCAAGTCGTCTACCGTATTCTTAGCAAATTCACAGTCTCTTGATGGAATTATAACTGATATATCCGGTGCCATGCTATCTCCTATGGATTAGGACTTGGACTTTCAGAAGGCGACTCACTTGGAGATTCAGAAGGAGATTCAGAGGCACTTGGCGAAAGTGAAGGAGAATTAGAAGGTGAATTAGATGGAGATTCGCTTGGAGATTCAGAAGGCGAATTAGATGGAGACTCGCTTGGAGATTCTGATGGAGAATTAGATGGCGATTCTGATGGAGAATTAGATGGCGAATTAGAAGGTGAATTAGATGGCGAATTAGAAGGTGAATTAGATGGAGATTCGCTTGGAGATTCAGAAGGACTTTCACTTGCACTTTCGGAAGGAGATTCACTTGGAGATTCCGATGGAGAATTAGAAGACGATTCCGATGGACTTTCACTTGCACTTGGTGAAAGTGAAGGACTTTCAGAAGGAGATTCACTTGGAGAATTAGAAGGAGATTCCGAAGGACTCTCTGATGGAGAATTAGACGGACTTTCACTCGGCGAAGCACTTGGTGATTCGCTTGGAGATTCCGAAGCGGAAGGACTAAGTGAAGGCGATTCAGAAGGACTTTCAGAAGGTGAATTAGAAGGACTTTCTGATGGACTTTCACTTGGAGATTCAGAAGGTGACTCAGAAGCGGAAGGACTAAGTGAAGGAGATTCACTTGGAGATTCAGAAGGCGAATTAGAAGGACTCTCGCTTGGAGATTCACTTGCACTTGGTGAAAGCGAGGGAGATTCAGAAGGACTTTCACTTGGTGAATTAGAAGGACTCTCTGAAGGAGAAGCACTTGGAGAATTAGAAGGACTCTCGCTTGGAGATTCACTTGCACTTGGTGAAGGTAAGTCAGAAGGCAATAAATATCCGCCATTGGCTACTGCTCTACATAAAGCCAATACCGAAACAACATAAGCTGCTCCAGCATGCCCACCATTGAGTGTAAGATTTATTTTAGTTCCTACATTTATTACTGATACGCCATTGTAGATTAATTCTGCTTCTGAAGTAAGATTCCCAACTGCTCCAGTTACTGAAGAAACATATGTCGTTGGAGTAGCATCGTCATTCTGTACTGAAATTGAAGTTACTGCTCCACCACAATTACCTACAGGACATTTAACAATTAACTTTTCCAGAACTACCTTTTGGCTTGTTCCAATAAATAAGCCTTTGTCTCCAGCCACTTGATTTAAGTCTTCTGTAGTCATTGCTATCTGCAATTTTCCAACAGCTCTATTTATTGCGTTTACTCCACCTTCAAGACCTGATTGAATATATTCTTCTCTTTCTATCTGGGAGCCATCAGCATTTGCTACAACAAGGCTTGAATCAAAGGCATTGTCCGCATCATTTCTTCCAATAGCAACAGTAGATTCGTGAAGCACCATTACCTTATCAAGAGCAGATACATTCCCTGAAAAAGCTTCTGTGACAAATGTACCTGTAGCAGATGTATAGTCAGTTATTTTCTTTACTTGCTTTTCTGGGACGTTCCCATGAACACTTGCATTGAGGATTATCTGCAGATAAAATTTGTTGTTGAAGTAATCATCTCCAAATCCTGCAAGGTCTGGAACGACAATCGTGGTTGTGCTGTCAACCATTGTAGAAGAGCAGGTTCCTATAAGTCCAACTGCCTCTCCAGATGATGTATCAAAAATTACCCAGTTAGTTCCATCTGAGCACTTGTACCAAATTCTGGTATCGGTCTCAAAAAATAAACTTCCTACTTTTGCTGTCGTTGGTTTTGTGTCGGTCGAAAGACCAAGATATCTCTGGATGGCAGTTTCTAATCTTACAGCCATTTTGTACCTCCTTGATTTCCTTTTCCTATTCCGTTCAGTTCATCCAGTGTGCCAAAGCTTTGTTGGCAATAAGCAAGTCAGATTCAGTGTATGATAAGTTCTACGTTTTTAATCCATGATGTTCCATTGTTAATGTACTCAATATTGGTATCTGATTCCCAGAATATACTACCAATAGGCACAGAAGAAACTACTGGCTTCGTATCTGTTGATAGCCCAATAAATTTCTTCTGTGCGCCACTAATAAGCTTTACCGCCATTCTTTCCTCTTAGAAGCAAGCTTCTGCGTAAGCACCTTCGCTCATCGGCACGTAGCACAAACTCCATTTGCCTGTGCCGCTTGACTGACTTGCACCTGCTCCAAGAGCAGTAATATTTCCTTCTCCGTCCTGAATGCCTAATTCAAGAAATGTTGATGTTGAAAAAGAGATTCCGGGAACTGATAGGAGAGCTGCTGTGCTTAATGCAGTCCCCATTAGTGTAACACGGCCACCTCTTCCAAGATTGGCAATAGAAGACGATGCATTTGAAATCTGAGCTGTAGAAACAACAGGGTCTGTTGACACATACTTGAACTGCATTGTATAAGCATCTGCTGCAGCAGTAGACATTGCTTCCCATTCAAGAGAAAGCACTTTAATCTTGCCATATACCTTAAATATTGTAGCTGTGCCACCATTGGTAAGATATATAGCATTTGAGACAGTAGAGGTTTCTACCAAAATTCCTCTGTTTATGCTGCCTATATGCCTTATGTTAGTTGGACTCAAATTCATGTTTTGTTACCTCCTTTACTTTAAAGTTCCTTTCCTCTGTTAAAGACGCCAGTGGGAGAAATAGAGGGGGGAGTAGAATCTCCCACTGGCTTTGCCCTTAGGAGGCTCACTTATCAATCATAGATTGCTGTATCCATCGGAGAACCAGCAAATCTCGGTTTGCTCAATACAACGAAGCAACCCTGACCGCTCGAATCCATATCAGCAATACTTACCTTTACTGTATCGTAGCCATCAGTAAGCATAGAGCTGTTGATAGGGATACTATACTGTTTTGCTGCAACAGCAGCGCAGTTAAAGGTATTTGAAGATGCTGTTCTCTCGACCATAATGTCTTCATTAATCTGAATGCCATTCGCCTTGGCCAACTTCCCACTTGTGCCACCAGTGAGAACTTCACCGTCAACAAATGTCGTACCATTGTGTGCATAGCAAATTACCCTGTCACCAAGGTCTTCCGATACATAGCCTACACCACCACCAGCGCCAGTAATAGTCTCGCCAGCAGTAAATTTTTCAGCAACTGTAGGAGTTGTATATTTAAGAACAAATCCTGTGCTGAAATATTTGGTAAAAGGCAATGAAGTTGTAGCAGCACTGACAGCAGTACCCTGAGAAAGAGTAACTGCTCCTGCTTTTGTAACCGTACCAATCTGAATATAAATATCAGCTTGGTCAAAGTTCTTCATGCTGAATATATCTGAAGTCAACGCCCCGTCCTGAGTGATGGGGAATATCAAAGGAACTACCGTAAATAAAGCATTCTGTCCGTTCATTCTTATGCCTCCTTATTTATTAACAACTGGTTTTTTTAACATCTTTTCTTTAGGCGGTTCTTTTACTTCTTTAGTTGCTATTTCTGCAATTAAACTTTCAATTTTTGCCACCTTGTCCTGCAACTTCTTCAACTCTGATTCATGAAACTGAATCATCGCTTTGGTTCTATTGTATTCTGCCAACTTAAATTGCTTTGTGGTCAATGAGGAGTCTTTTTCACCTTGTGCATTCTGGCAAATAACTCCGACTCCTGATGTATGCAACTCATGAGCAATTACTTCGTTGACATCAACAATGTCGCCAACCTCATGTTCTCTCCAGCTCGTCTGTATCTCTACAAGCATTTATCCTCCCTTTACTTATTCACTTATCTTGCTGCTAAAGCTACATATGGACTGCGAGTCGTTGTCCCCTTTGCAGCAGTCTGTGCTGAATGCCACAATGGCTGACCATCTACACGATAGGTAAACCTGAAAGTCTGTTCGCCTTCAAGGAACTTCACGTGAATGGAAGTATCTGCACCCATCGAACCCTTGTCGATGACAAGATATTCAGAAAGAGCCAGAAGCATAATGTCTCCAAGGTCGCCAAGAGCAGGACACTGTTCAATAGCATTAACTGGTCTTCCCATAAGAGCACCAGTCGGAGGAGCACCAACTATCCCATTAGCTGGCATATATACAGGAACTCCACCAAGGCCAGCAGAAATAAACATCTGCATAAGCTGAGGCTCTACGTCCTGATTGACATACCATTCTGCCTTTGCTCTAAGATAAGCAGGCATTCTATTCCACATATTTATAATGTTCTCGAATACGACGGTATCTGCAAGCTGTGCTGTTTCTTTAGCCTGAGAAATAAGAGCAGGAGAATTCAAAATCCCATACATCTGTCCTGCACCTGTGCCAGCGATTATACCATCGTCGACTTTCCAAGCAAACTCTTCTGAAAATGCCTGACTCAATACTGATGCAAGAGCCGTGGTGTCCTGCATAAGTTCATCAGTAGCATATGCTGCACCAATGAGTTTTTTCAGCTTGAGAGTCATCTGACGGAATTTAGGTTTCTTTGCAGTAGCTGTTCCGGCTTCATCTGCCCAGTATACCTGAATGCCACCCCACCTTGAACCATTTCCTCTGCTCTTCTCGTCAATTCCATTCAGAACAAGAGAATTTGAATTCGGTCCAATCGGGACTTTCTTACATTTGCCAAACAGCAAAGACTTGTCGTGAGCAATAGTTAAAAGCTCATTCGAATATTCCGGCTGAAGCAGAAAGCCACCATCTGAGGATACACCTTCGCTCATACCTGATACTGCTTTAAGTCTGATGTCTGTTTCTCCGCCGGCAATTCCTGCTTTGTAGATAGCCTGAAGCTGTTCGCCGAGAGACTTGAATTTCATATCATCGTCTTCTTTGGTTGCCGTTGCATCAAATGCTTTCTTCGTGATGCCATTTGCCATTTCAGCAAACTTTCTTTCTACTGCACCTTCAATTTCAGAAATCTGTGCATCAGTCACATTTCCAACAGATTCTTCAACCTGATTTTTGATAAGGTCTATAAGCTCTTCTTTTGTTATTCCAGCCATTGGTAATTCCTCCTTAGTTTTTTAATCCCTGACATTTCTGATGTTTTTAATTCCTGATAGTTCTTAACCTATCTCCGGAAAACATCTCATGTCTCCAGAACTTTATGTGAAGCTGCCTAAATGACAGCCTTACCTCTAATTTTTGCTTCTACTTTGTCAACTATATTCGCAATATTTAATGTAGGCATATTAATCATTGATATTGCCTTCTTGGTTATCTCGGAAATGTCTTCTTTCGTATAGTCAAGCACGTTGTCGTCAACTGCCTTGCTTTCTATTTCAGATAATTCAATTAAGTCGTTGTCAACTTCTTCGACTTCTTTCCCTACTATTTCAGTAGCATCCATCAATGCTTGCAAAGCAGATATGCAATCATTTATGAGCTTTTTATTCTTCCCAGAAAGTACTCTGCCTTCTTTAACAACAATGAGTTCTTCTTCAACTTCTTTTAGCCTTTCAATTTCATCTGAATATGCATTTATTTTTTCAGTAAGATATTCTATGTCTTCCCTGAATTCATTTATCTGCTCTTCAAGCTCTGTATTTTTCTGAACGAGTTCTTCACTTTCTTTTTCTGCTCCATCAAGATGTTCTTTGAATTCATCTGCTTGCTTTTCAAGAATTTCAGCCAAGAATGATTTCTTTACATATGCTTCTTTTACTTCTGAAGTATTAGCCAATTCAACTTTGCCATTTTCATATACATAGTCAGCGGAAAACATCCTTGTTGTACCATCTGAAAATGCTCTTGAAAATACTACCTTGCCATTTGGATAATTGGTAGGGAACAAATCCATCACCCACTGATTAGAAGACGTTAATGTAGTTTCTTCTGCTATTTCAGAAGCACCAGTTGCTCTTAATTTATTATGCAAAGCATTCATCACATCTGACACTGAAGGGAAGCTTTCCATAAATCTCTTTTGAGTTATTTCTTCTGCTTCCTTAGATACTATTTTTTCTGCATCTGCTTCCTTTTTTTCTTCTTCGACACCAATGCCAAGCTTCTTAGCAGCAGCACGTATTTTCTTACCTATCACTTCTTGGTCTTCTGTTGAATATTTTTCTCTGTTCTTTGGCATTCCCCAATAGCTTAGTGCCGCTCTTACATGCTCTTCAGTATCAATAGGATATTTTTTATTTTTCTCATCGGCGAATTCAACATCTCCATATTCTTCTTTGCCTTCTTCTTCATTTACATCTTCACGCTTTGCTACCTTTTCAACGACTTCCTCCTGCGAATATCTTTCTTCCTCTTTAGTTTCTTCTTGGGAATATCTTTCGTCAACTGTTTTCTTTACTTCTTCTTCTGCTGCTTTTACTCCCATGTCTTTCTCCTCTTTGTCAAACTCCAATATGTAGTCCTTTGCCTTAATGTCTAAGTCGTGAAAGTAAAACATCTTAGGATAGTCTTGCTTAATTAGACCTTTACTGACTGCAAGTTGAAGCACATCTGTATTGCTGGGCATTGGTACATCTGAATATTCTAACAAAATAACTCTGTTATATTTTTTCTTCATCCCTTTTGATACTTTCGGGTTGTAATCCTCCCATTCTACAGGAACAAACCCA